GTTCGTGATGATCTGGAAGAAATGATGATATACAAAAAAGGTTCCACTCAATATACGAGTGAAACCCTTAAGACTGCTGATAATATCAGAATTTATAATTAATTATTCTTCAGCAAGTTTCTGGAAATAGGACAGAGCATCATCTTCATCAGAGTCGGCAGACTTAGTAGGAGTGATGTCTGGTGCATTGAAATCAGCAGCAGGTGGTTTGCTTGACTCAAAGTTTGGAGTGAAAGATCCACGACCATCACTCTCACTTTCCAGTTCCTCATCAAAACGAGGACGGGAAGACTTCTGACCTAGAACCATCTTCAAGCGTGTTTGTAGTTGTTCATATGACTTGAATTGGTCTGTTGCAGTCAAGGCAGTCAACGAGTATTCTTTTTTCCAGAGGGCTTCAAGAGCATCGTCGTCATCCAGGAGTGGTGCAGTACGATCAAATTCGGATGAATCATAATTCCAGTAACCTTGAACTTTCTTAATCTTCAGTTTGAAGTTAGCACCTTGCCAGAAGTCAAAAGGATTGATTGGACTCTCATCTTCAAACTCAGGTTGCATTGCTTCCATGATCTTATCAAAGATCTTCTTACCGAATTTATACAGGAAGACTTTACCTTCGTTCTGTGGATTTGTTTTGTCCTGCACAACATAGATGTTGGCATAGTAGGACAGTTTGCGCTTCTGCTTACGAACAGTATCCTTATCAGTGTCACTACCACTGTTCCAGAGTTCACGATTATGCTCACCAAGGGGATCCTTTTGACCGATAGTGGTCAGTGAGTTCTCAATATACCAACCACCAGGACCTTGGAATGCGTGGGAGTACATCTTTGCCCAAGGAAGTTCTTCTTCGTTAGGGGCAGGGAGGAAACGGATGACTGCATAACCGTTGCCAGTCTTGTCCATTTCAGGTTTCCAGAGACGGTCATCTCCACCGCCACCAGTATTGTTCATCTTCTCAACTTCCTTGACCAGTTTAGAGGTCAGAGATCCAAGAGAAGATTGCTTTTTAAGATTTGCGAAAGACATAAGATTCGTTTTGTTTGTACGTATTTGGCTTGTGTGTACCCGTTCATTCTACAGGTCGGTTTCGTTTTTGTCAATCTGTTTCCTCATCACATTAAGCATTTTTTCCATATTAGAAAAAACAACATTCATATCAACATCAGATGAGAGTCCCATCATTTTTGCAGAGTCAACAATATTATTTTTCATCTGCTTTGCTTCAGGATCATCAGATAAACTCAAACGAGTATAGAGAATTTTTTGTTTCTCTATTAATTTTTCCAGAAGTCCAACATGAAAAAGTTGTTCCTCTCTATTCATTTTTGAAAATTGAAAGACGTTACGATAAACATCTTCTTGCAATTCACTAATTTCAGTCATCTCAGCGCGGACAACTTCCGAATCAAAGAAACTCATTACTGTAACACGACCTCCTTCAAAATTTTTTTATATCGGAATACATCGATATTTAGGAACGGTGAATACTTCCTCATCCTCATGCTAACAGTTTCCCATACTGGGTCCGTTAGTTTTTTATCATAGTCAATTCGGTAACCAAGAATTTTGTCGCATATTACCAAAGTTTCTATTGAGATTTGACCACTCAAATATTTTTTTAACACTAAGGGATGTCCATTAGAAGTTTGGAATGCAGAATCTAAATCAGTACCTACAAGTATTTTTTCCATCTCTTCCTTGAAGACATATGCAAGAGATTGCGTTCTTTTTTTCCATGAAGAATATCTATCCTCACCCTCGCGAATCATTTCTCCTATCCAAAGCTTACTTGGATCAGTGCAGGTGATAAAGTTAGATATAAAGAACTCAATAACTTCTTTATCATTTTTGTTTCTTGATATTTTTTCAAACCAGAACCTATCTTTTCTTTTATAAAAAGACTGTACGGTAGCACGACTTTTACCACAATACTTATGGTAGTCATACTTTTCTTTCGTGAAGTGGTTCTTCAAGGAAAGATATTGCTTGTAGGCGTCAAACGGCATCATCAAAAAGTAATATAGTGGTTTTTTGCCGGAAAAATTTTCCGCCTCGAAATGAATTACAGAGGTAATTTTGCTCTAGAACTTCTCTTCAAGAAGTTAAGTTCCATTGCTTCTGCTTTTAATTTATCTTTGAGAGGTTTAGAAATAAGTTTAGGAACAGATTCTACATCAATGTTTTGTAGATCACAAAAGTGAACAATCGCATCAATATAGTTCATGCCTTTATTGTGTTGGACAAGAGATTCAATTTCCTGTGCAAAACGAGATGGACAAAAGAACTTACTCTCTAATACTTTTTCTAGTTCATTCTCCATTCTCTGACCTAAGATTGTGAGATACAAATTCTTTAATATACCGAACTAATAACTTAATATAATCCCCTTTGTTCCTTTTGTCAAATACTTTTACATCACCGCCAGGAGTAACCATGATAGTGATAAGTTTTTTGACAGGAATACCAGTCAGTTCATAGTAAGCAGCAGCATAGAAAGTTTCCTGAACAAAATAGTTCTCTAACCATGCTTCTGGTTTAATTTTTTCGGAAGTTTTAAAATCGATGACTGCAAGTTCTCCTTCGTACTCTCCGATACAGTCAACTCTACCAGCTAATCCAAGATACTCAGAGTACAGAGTTCTTTCTATAGCGTGTATATTATTTATCTTATCCAGATATGGTTTAGCATGATGAAACATAAACTGTGTGAGAGGACGAAAGTCATCCCAGTTTATTTCATTGTTCCTCATGTATACTTCAACTGCTTCGTGAAAGTCTGTTCCACGAGTAGTTGCTTTCTTCGTAATTCGGTTTGCTTCCTCAATACCAATTCTCTTTCTCCATTTAACAAAGATTTCTCTATTATAAAACGAAGTTACAGACGTAATAGAAGGCACCCATTCTCCATTAGGAATATTATAGAGACGGATGCCATTGGTTTGTTTTTTGTTTAGTTCAAGATCACCGAGATAATTATGATGAATAAAATTCATTAGGGATTCATTTCCATTTTGGCAAGTAAGTATTCTTTGACAAGGCCAGATCGAACGATATCATCTACTCCAAATTCAATGATATCAACTGATGGCATAACACGCAAGATTTTCATAAAATCAGCAATACCATTTCTTTCCCGGTCTTTAATAAGATCGGATTGAGTTGCATCACCGCAGAACATAATCTTACTATTGTCGCCTACTCTAGTGATTATACTATCAAGTTCATGATAATTCAAGTTTTGAAATTCATCAACAATTATAATGGCATTATCAAGAGTAGTACCCCGGATGAACGAGGTGGACCAGAAAGAAATTGTTCCTTGTGCTTTGAGATTGCCATACAGCATCTCAAAATCTCCTTCTGTTGGAAGTTCAAACATGAACTTCACCATATTCTTATATGGAATTTGATAGAGTGAAGACTTATCCTCATGATCTCCTGGAAGAAAACCAATCTCTCTCGTTGCTACAAGAGACCTGACGATGTAGATCTTCTCATAGGGTGTCTTCATATCAAAGACATCTCTGAGAGCATTGTAGAGGGTGATGAAGGTCTTTCCAGTACCAGCACAACCATAAGCAACTACATTTTGATTGTTCTTATAACATCGGAAAAGTTCTTCCTGATTCTCTGTCAAAGGCTCAATGGGTTTCATCAAGTCTGAGTTAAGTGGTTTCTTTCTTTTCATGTGCTTGTTACTCATTCCAAATGGAACGATAGGAGATTGAGACTTTCTTTTTGCTGACATAAGGTATAAGAAATTAGAGAGATTATCCGTAGTATCGGTTTTTACTTACGTTGGCACCAGGTTGTCTAGATGCTCTATCCAAAACTTCATTCCATCCATTGGATTTTGCCTCACCAGTCCATCGGAATTCTGTAGATTGTCCAGCACAACCCTCTGACCAATCTTTATCCCATCCTGGATTCTCTTTTCTCCACTCATCGTATGCTTTCATAGTCATACTAAGTGTCTTCTTCTCTTTTGTTTCTAAATTAATAACGGGGTATGTTGGCATAACATTCAATTGTTGGTGTAAATATTTATTAGTTCCATTCCATTGCTTCAGCAACAGCAGGAAACTGTTCACAGAAGATTCTCTTTGCACCCAATGCAAGATCCATGTGCTCTTTCTGTGTGCCGTTAGCAGAACGCAAATCAATATAATGAATCCATGAACGGACTGAGCCCGTCATATAGATTTTTGTGGGACACGCCAAAGGGAGTACAAAACGAGCACACTCTTTTGCAATTCCTTTGTCAAGCATCTCTTTGTAAAGTTTCATTCCCTCTTCAAAGTGTCTTTGCATTTTGATCTGGAATTCTTGACGAACAAACGGGTCAATATTATCAATAGAATTCTGACGATTCTTGGTGTCTTGTCTGCGTAATTCAGGTAGAGGGATCGTCTCCGCGAGTAAGGAAGAATCAGCATAACGTTGTGAGAATTCTTGATATGTAAATGAACGGTGGCGCAGCACCTGAGCTGCAATTCCTCTGGTAGTATTCAACTCCAGAGTCATATATGCTTGCTCAAAAATACTCCAGTGTTGGTGCTTTACACAATACTTGAGTAGACCAGAGAACTTTTCATTCTCTTGATTGTTAGGATTACTCACACGGGCACAGTATGCCATGTGCTTCTCTGCATCAGGAGTTGCGCTGATTAGTTTTACGTTGTTCTCGTTCATCAAGTGTCTCGTTAATAATGTCTTTTAGTTCTTGTCTTTCTAAATCAGTAAAGACATTTCGTTTTGGTATCACCAGTGGTGGATAGGATCTCTTTGATTTTGATTTACCATCACTAGGAACACTCATTCCTTGTGTATCTATCTTATCCATCGTCGTCCTCAAAAACTTCGTCATAATCTAATATGTAGTTTGTAGGAGAATCATCAAAATTTTCTTGCTTGGTCGTGTATACATCTACATCAGAGTATACTTCTGATTCTAAGGCATCAACAAGCAATTTTAAATTATTAACTATTAATTTAAGTTTGTCTTTGTCCATAAAAAATGGGAGGTTTCCCTCCCATCTTAACACTATTCAATTAATTTGACAATCACTTAGTGTAAGTGCGTCCACGATAGCAGAAAGTCCCGTGAGACTCTTTGCTTTCTACACAACGGGTAGAATACTCAACACCACGATATGAGGTGTGAAGAACTTGTGCGTTGTGAACAGCAGATGCCTTGTTGATCTGCTTCTTGATCATGTTTAGTGTGTTCATTGTAGGTACTCCTAAAGTAGTTGGATTTTTAGGTCCGTTCCTTTAGTCGTTTGCGTCCCAATAACACTCAGGAGTTGCCTCCTTCATGGCTTCTACCAATTCAATCTTAAC